ACGAACCGCCATGGCCGCCCATACGTTCTTGCCGCCTTCCTCGTAAACCTCAGTGTTCTCCGCCCCCGGCGCGTATCCGTCATACAACGGGAAAATTGCAGGGTCGTACTTGAGTGTTTGGCCCCCAACCCGCTCAAATTTTCCGGGAGAGGTGGTGTGGAAGTAGGTGACGCGGTAACGCGACTTAAGGCCGACCGCAGTGAGCTTCTGAAAGGTGTTCTTGCGCTCGATGCGCGCTTTGACTGCTGAGTGTAGGCGGTTGATCCACTGGGTCATGATGACCGCGTCGCCGCCATTCTGGCCGAGCAGTGCCCAGAAATTCTCTACAGCCGGGTCGAGCGGCTTTCTCTCGTTGACGTAGAACTCATGCACCTCATCGATCACCACGAGAGCATCTTTAAATTGATCGGCAATGCACCACTTGCCGGTGTCATCTTGGAAACACGCGAAGGTCGCGACGACCTCTTTTGTGTCAACCAGTATCAGCAGCTTCAGCACGTCCGATTCGGACATGTCCAGGTGCTTGGCGATCTTCTCGTGCCGCAGCCCATTGAGACGCGCGTACACCGTCCGGCCTTTCTTTAGGGCAGGAAGGATGTGGTTTTTTACCGCGTCGTAGCTCTTTCCTGCACGCGGGACCCCTTCGTTGAATACCAGCATTACCAGATGCCCAGCGTGAGTACTCGACGCAACAGATAGAACACCATCGCGACCCCGATCAACACAATTGACGGACCGATCTGGAACAGGTCAGCGAACCAAAGAATCGTGCTGCCACCGTTGGCGAGCATCGAGCCGATGCTCTGGCCTTTCATGAAATCGGGAAGCGGCAGCAGCTTCAGCACGAGAAGGACCAGTGTGAGGACCTGCTCCAAGGTGCGAACGAAGAGGTCGTTGACGAAGTCCATGAAGGCGTCAAAGACCAGCTTGACTACCTTCCAAATCCATGCCGTCAAATCATCTAACCAGCCAGCTTGCATGGCG